TTCTAGCAATGTTTTCTGCGCTTTGTGGATTTAAACCACCAATTCTTGCGCCGACACTACCCATTAATTTTTGCGCTGTACCTAACACATCTCCTCTTCCTAATTGCGCCATTAAAGAAGCCATTTCTGCTGGATCTGCGCCAGCTTCTTGAACAGCTAATCTTCTTTCTTCGGTTGGACTAAGTTGTGATACTCTTCTTCTGGTTTGTATTTTTTCTTTTTCTAAATTTATAACTTGTTTAAATTCTTTATATTGTTTTGCTCCTTCTTTTCCTGAAGGAAATGCTTTTCTTATTAAGTCTTTATTTTTTTTAGATCCAAAAATTACTTTAGTAAAATCTCTTGCATCCGCAGCTGATTCTGCACGATCTTTTACGTTAGCGATAAAACCAACTTTGAAGGCTTCTTTTTCTCCATCGTTAAATTTTGACAAAAATTTATTTAACAAATCTGAAGATTTGTTTTTAGCTTTAAAGCCAACTTCATAAGCCTGTTTTAATCTAGCGTAATCTGAAAATTTTGCATTAGCTTCTTTATAAGCTGGATTTAAAGACCCTATAATTTTATTAAAATCATTTTTTAAATTTATATATGCAACGCCTTTTTTTGTTGCTCGACCAGTTATATTATCGACTTGAGAATCAATCAAACTGTCAAGACCTCTTTTTAACGAATGTAGATACTCTGTTGGTAAATTACCATCTAAAAATTTTTTTAATTGTGTTTCGTCTTTTATAATTTTAGATATGTCAGGTATTTCTCTACCTTCAGCAGCTAACAATTCTTTAGCATCTTTAGACGCTTTTTGCATAATTGTAGCTTTAGGCCCTGTAAAAAACTCTTTAAATGCTTTAGCCGGTAAGTTTTTTTGATAGGCTTTTTTATAAAATGGTTCTGAAAGTTTATCTTGTGCTTCGGTTAAATCGTCTAAATATTTAATACTGAAAGGACCTTCTAATTTTGCTCTTGATGTCAAATCATCGGTAATTCTTTCTGCTTGTTCTAATTGTCTTTCTTCTAACTTTTCAGCAACTTTTGTTTTTGCTCTTTGTGGAATTGCTTGAGCGCTGTAACCTAAACCTCTCATTGATTCGCCAAGGTCAGCTATTAATATATCTTCTTGTCCTAAATCTCTTGCTCTTTGCAATTTAACAACTGCTTCATCTGGTGTTAAACCTTCTCTTTCTAATGCTTGTAATATTTTTTGATCGGCAAATTGCTCAGCTCTTTTTACGCCACGAACTCCTAACGCATCAGCGACTCTGCTAACTCCAGAACTAGCTAATCTTCCTGCCAAGGGCGTGACTGCACCTAAAGTGCCACCAACTGTAGCTCCAGTAGCAGCTCCCGTTAATCTTTCTCCAATACCTCCTTCAGCAGTACCAGCGCCGTAAGCAGCTCCATATCCTGCTCCTGTGCCAGCGCTTCTTAAAACAGCTTGACCTGTACCACCAGCAACCCTAGTAGCTGCTCCAGCTAAACCAACTCCTGGTATTAGAAGTGTAGCTAGACCACCAACTAACTCACCGCCTATAGCTAAACTTGGATTTGTTTTTTGAAAATCTTCTATATCTTTTCTAAGTTTTTTAACTTCTTTATCGTAATCACCAATTAAGCCAAAACCTGTTTTTGCCGCTGCTTCAAGCTCTTCCCCAAAACCAAAAGTCAATCCTTGTACTACGCTTCTTGCTGTGTCGCCAGCTATACTTAATAAACCTTCGTCTCTAGCCTCATCTACTATTTCTTCTTTTAATGATTCCTCTATTTGCGGTTGTCCGCTTCTTTGATACTCAATAATAATATTTTGAACATAGCGGTTTTGCTCCTCTTCGGTAAGTTCTGCAAAACTATCAGGAACTTTTACTTTTTTTTCAATTTCTTCAATTTTTATGATCATTCAACTATTTTCCAAGTTGGTTTATCAAAATCTACGCCTTTTACACCAACATTAGCTCTTCTTCTATTAATTTGTGTTTTTCTATAGTTAATTTCTCTATTAGAAACATTTTTTAATGTTTCTAGAACTCTTTTCAAATCGCTTGTAGTTTTTGCTGCTCTTAATTCATCTAAAGCTCTTGCAGCATCACCGTCAGTTTGAGGGCCTTTATTTAATCTTAAAATATCATTCACATATCTAGTAACAAATCTTTTTAAATCATTGTAATTATTTAATTTTTGTTGTGAATCTGTATCTAAATCTTTAAAACCTAAATTGCCAAAAAATGCTTGTATATCTTCTCCAAAACCAACTTCAAGTTTTCCTTCATCTATATTTTTAACAAATCTATTAATATCAGTTTGTAAATTTGTGTGTTGCTCTAACGCTAAATAATCTTCATCTTCTGATTTAATTAAAGAAGAGGGTAAAAATTTACTTTTAGCTGCTCTTTCCTCTTCTTCTAATTGTTCGTATGTGTCAATGACGCCTTGATTAACTGAAATGTCTAACTCTCCATTTGTTGGCGTTACTGTAAAACGACCATCTCCTATTAAATATGGCTGATCTGCTCTTTGCTTTGATTGTAAAAATTGAACTATAGATCCTTTATTTAAACCAGCGGCTAAAGCAAGAGCTTTATTTGTATCGCCAGATAAAATAGCTTCTTGAAGTTGCTCTTCCATTTGTTCTGTTTCTGCTTGTTTTTCTCTCGTTTCTTCTAGTTGTTGCTCTTGCAACAAAACATTTAGCCTACTTGGATCGCCCATCAAAGCTTCTGTTCTAGCTAAATTTGTAGCGTATCTTTGTTGGTATTCGCCCAATCCTTGTGCTAATTCTTGTAAATCTTGTTTTCCTATACTCATGTAAAACCTTAATTATTTAAAAACCAGTATATTCTTATTCTTGTCCAAATAAATTTCCTATTGAGCCAAACGCTTGTTGTAATCCTCCTATACCACTTAGTAATCTGTCTTGCGTGCCTAATCTTTCTGACCCTGTTTCTGTAAAACCAGAGCGCATATCGCTTGTTGCTCCACTTAATAAACCAAATTGTTGTCCAGGGTATTGCAACGCTCTATCAAATTCACTTCTAGCAGCTCCAAGGGCTTGTTGTTGCAGAGCTTGTTGTAGACCACCAATACCTAATAAACCAGCCAATGCTTGTTGTTGCGCTCTCTCTTGACCTCCCAATAAGCCTGCTTGGAATTGTTGTTGCGCTAAACCTGCAGCAGCTCTTTGTCTAGCTACGTCGGCTTCACCAGATATATCAAACTCTTGCGCCCTCATACTTCTTGCAATATCAGCTTCGGCCATTCTTTGAGCTTGTTCAAAACCTCTTTGTCTCAAGTCTGCTGCTGTTCTAGCCCTTTGTTCAACATACGGTCTAGTTGCTTCGCCTTCTAATATGGCAGACCTAGAACCACCAAAAGCGCCTGCTCTGATAGCTCTATCTTGCGCTCCACCTCTAGCAATATCTTCTTGTCTTTGAATGTCTTGCATTGCCAAGTCAATAACTTGTTGTTGATAAGGTGATTGATATGCACCCAAATCAACATCTAATAAAGATCTTGCTTGTATTCTTCTTGGGTCTGCAAACTGTGGCGCTTGTTGTTCTAATAAAGTTTGTCGAAAAGCGCCTGGATCAAATCTACCTGCTTGTTCAAATAAACCTCTTTGGCCTTCAAACGCTGCTAATTGGTCTGGTGTAAAACCAGCAACCATTGGTCCTGTGTACGGAATAAAAGGTTGGTCTGCTAAACCTAAAGCTCTACCAAAAACTTCTTGTTGCCTAGCTTGGGTTGCTGGATCTAAAGCAGTTTCTGTAACTGTTCTTCCTCCTTGATCGCCTTTAAACGCTTGTGTAGCGCCAAGAAGATCAAATCCTGCTTCTATATAAGGTAATGCATCTGACATCTATAAATCCTTTTTTATTAAATATTCTTTTTCAAAACCAAGATGTTTTAGTTTTCTAATCCATCCTTTTCTGCCGCCACCGTATAAACGTTTTATACCGCCTCGGCGAGCAAAATCTTCTATATATGGTAACATTTCTTGCAATTCTTCGAAATCTCCACCACAAAATAATATGTTTAATCCTTTCATTTGGGGGAATAGAACAAACTGCGTAACTATAGCTGATCTTTCACCAGGCCATAAATGGAATAAACCTTCACGAATTTTATCTTCTATGTCGTCTATTGTATATGAATCTTGATATTTGACTGCTTTTTCTATGTAAGGTTTACAACGTTGCCATTGTTCCTGCCATTCAGGAAGTTTAGTCACCTTTTGCATATTCAACTACATTAAAAATTAAATCTATGTTTGCGTGATTAACTTGTGCTTTGATGATTTCGCCTTGTTGTAAAATTAAACCAGAATTAACAACTAATTCTATTGTTTCATGTGCGCTTATATTTTTTTCCTTAAATAAGAAAAACTCAACAGAACTTGTATCGGTTATTGATATATCTAAGTTTGTTTGTTGATTACCGTGATCGCAAGCAAAGATGCCTTCAATTACAGCAAAAGTAAAATCATCGCCTGTTGGCGCTGTGTAAATAGTTTGTTGCGTAGTAGCTGCAAAAGAATATTTAACGTTAGTAGCTCTTTGTATATATTGTTCTTTAGCGGCAATGTTCATTACCTTCTGCCTCTCTGCTTAACATCAGCTCTAATGTTACCTACTTGAAACGCTTGATCTGTGTCACCAGTAACTTTCATTTGCATTTGTCTAGCTGTAAACCTAGCATCGGTGTAACCGTCACTTGCAAACGTAAAAGATCCAAAGTCTGTTTCTGCGCCTAACGGCGTGTTTCTACCTTTGAAGCTAAGGGTTATGCCAGGCAAAGTTGTAGTTTTTTCATCAGGTATTAATTGGTTGACTTGTGCAAACCTATCGCCTTGCCCTATTTCAAACGGCCCTGTTTCACAAAACGGTTGCGTTGTTCCTAAATCTGGCGAGTTAAATAAAGTACCAAAGTCATGTTGAACAATATTGTTATTAGTATCGCCAGCTAACGGAAAATCAAAAGCACCTTCATCAATCCAACAACTTCTGCCTAATTCACCAACGCTCCATACGTTATCTAAGTAATTCCAAATAACGTATTTGTTAGGCGTTGATTGATTGCTGCCGCTTGGGAAAAACCACCATATCTCATTATGTTTTTGGTTGTGACCACCGCAAGTTGTTAATCTGTTTACTGTATCTAAGTCATCAAAAATAAAATCATGCACGTCTGATTTAATTTCTCTAACCGTACCATCATAAACAAAGAATGAGTTCTCTCCCATCCAAGCTAAAAAATCACCTGCCTGCACAATACATCTTCTGCTGATAGCTTTACAGTTTGTGCCTGCTTCAGCTATACCATATGTAAAAGGCGCTCCGACATAATACAAACGGTTGATACCAATGTCAGTAAAAATAATAATATCTCCTTTATATTTAACCGCATAATGAGCTTGACCTCCTGTTGCTATTTGTAAATCTCCTGCTGTGTTATTAGCAGCAGCCGTCCATGATGTGCTGTTTTCTCTTTCGCTCCATTGTATTTTTCTAGGATCGCCACCTGCACCAATACAGACAACGTGTCTTTCATTAGTAACAATAACTCCTAAATTATTTGTTGGTGCGTTAGCAAGTGTTGTTACAGAACTTGCAGAAGAAGGACTCCATTCAAATACTCTGCCATCACTAGCAGAGCATATAAGTAAGTTTTGTCCGAAGTTATCAAAAGAAAATGATTTAGTTTCAAAAGCTAGACCTGATTGACTTCGTGCATCTCCCCAATCTTCAACGCCGTATTGATATGCACCGTAACCCAATGGATTATTTTGACTATCGTTTGCGAAAGCTGGAGAAGTAATACTAGAAGTAACATTGTTTAGAGTGTCTTGGTATAAAACGTAGATCTTTTCTCTAGTACCAATACCTAAAACCCTTCTACCGTTATTATCATTATAGGCGTACATACCTATTGGCGTGCC